CTATAACTATCTGATTTAAGTAACATTAAATTACGTCCAACACGTTTTGATTGGTCTGTTGATAATTCATCCCATATATCCATAAATTCTGGATATAATCGGTCAACAACAACTCCATCTACAAGTAATTCAATTGGTTCATTAAATATAGAATATCCTATGGTATCAGCCCATGATGCATAAGTTCCATCTTTTTTTTCTAAAGGAGGTAATAAAAGTTGAAGATAAAGTTTACTTAAAAGATGTCCTTTTTTAAGTATATTACATGATGTTTTTCTTCCGAATGTTGCTGTTTCAGTTAAATTAATTTGATAAATATCAGTTGAAAAGTTAATATGTCGTAAATAACTATATTTAAAAATATTAATCTCAGGATTTTCTGTTAACAAAACATTTTCTCTACCTTGTGCTTGTAATTGAACAAGTGATCCTGTCATGATTTATCTTGTAATTTTAAAAGAAATAAAAAATCTTATTTGAATGTATAATTAATTTAAATATAAATAGAATTATGTTAATCCAGCAACTAGCTTAACTCAGAATCATAATATTATATTTATTATTATCTAATATGATTTACATATATTTTTTTTTTATTGTATTAAATTAATAGCTAAAGTAATGAGCACAAAATCAGAATATGATAATTTTATAAATACTTTTTTTTGTTTAGCTAAAAACATAGATAAATATGGTAGATTTGATATCATTACAAATGAAAATAATGATGATAATAATGAATATTTAATATTTTGTAATCAAATTAATACAATAGTTACTAATCATTGTTATACATCAATTTTTCCAGCTATTATATCTCAAGTATCTCAATCATCTCAAGTTAAAATTTTACCAGAATCCTATTTTACAAAAAATAAATATGATGTTATAAAAAAAGACGAAATTGAAAATAAGTTACGAGAAATAAGAGTAGTAAATGCTTGTAGCAATAAAAATAAAGAAGAAGATAATAATAATGATAGTATTTTTCTGAAATATGATAAATTTGAAAGTGGTATTTTAACATTATTAAAATTAATAAAATATAAATTATTATATATTGGTGATTTTGGAAAATATTATTTATTAAATGATAAAGAATTATCTTGGAATAACATTAAAGAACTAAATGTTAATGACACTGTTGTAAATAATAAATTACTGGATTACATGAGTAAAGAATATAAAACATCTCATATTGTCATATATAAAATAGTATTATGGTATTTTCGTAAAATATTTGTAAATTCACTTATATTGGATTTAATTGGCTATTACAAAACATGTAAAGGTAAAGAAAATGATTACGATTTAGATTTTAATAGTGTAGGGTCCATTAAAATAAGTTCAGATTATGATATTACATTAAGTGGTAATAATTATAAATATATTTCTTTAATTATAGGAAAGTTTAGCAAGATTATTCAAAATGTTTTTAATAATTCAGAAGATTTTGTATTTGATACAAATATATATGGTGTTGGTTTTTCTAAAAAAATATCTAAGAAAGATATTAGTGATAAATCACATTATAGTTGTAAAATTAATTGTAATAATACCAAATTTTGTATTACAAAATTAAATATAAAAAATGAGAAAAAAGATATTAATGATCAACATATATGGGCTTTTATAAAATTGCTTTCAAATTTAAAAATATGTATTAAGAATAATGATATATATGTAAAATGTAAAGATGAAAAGTCATCTATAGATAATGATAATTATGAAGTTAGTTATAATTGTATGTTGGAGACAATAATACAATCATATAATGAATTATATAAAAATACGACTAATGACTACGATTATGTTTTATTTTTATTAAATAAGGCTGATAAATTTATAAAGAAACATCCAAAATTAAAAGATACTGAATCTGTTGATAAAATATATGAAAATTTAATAGCAACTGCTGATAAATTAATTGAAAAATATGGTATTAATAATTATATTAGTTTAGTAAATTATTATGGTGTAGAAACATATTTTACAAGAGGAGCATATCTAGATGTCGTTGTTAATCAACAAACCTGTAAAAATACAAATTTGACAGAGATAAAAAAAGACGATTATTTAGATAGTTTTATTGAAAATTGTAGTGATTTTATATTACATGATTTTAAAGAAAAATATAAAAAACGTGCATTAAGTGCATTATCTAATGCTTTATTTAATAAAGATAAAAAAGATAAAAATGATGTGTTTTTAACTATACAAATAACAACTTTAAAAGATGATTTTAATAATATTATAAATGATGATTCACCTTTTATTTCAAAAATTGTAAATATTTATGCATATATATTGAATATATTTCAAATAACACAACTACAACCAGATATTTTTAATTATCAAATTACAAGTCCTCTACAAAGAAAATTTGGTAGAGCTTCAACTGTAAAATCACTTAACGTTTAATTATTTAATTATTATTTTATTAATTATAATTACATTAAATTATAATTAAATGAATTTTTTCAAATTTAAACATTTAAAAGAAGTAAATATGAATTATACAACTCATTTTAAAAGTTGTATGAATTATTCATGGAAATCATTACAATCATCTTATTATTTTTTTATTCATGGTATTTATCCAGATGTATATGAATATAATGGTTCTATAAATACAGAAAATTTATCCGCATTAATTAGATGTAATAATATAATTTCTAAATTAAAAGTAAGAAATTCAAAAAATAAATGAATTCATTAAATAAATAGTTATTTGATTTAAAAAATACATTAAATTTCTTTAGGTTTAAAATCTGTAGAAGATATAGAGAACTAAATTATCACGAATTTTTAAATTTTTGATGTAATTTTTCTTTTAATTCATCTATAAAACTAAGGTCTTGTTTTGTACTTGATAGAATACCCTGTCTTATACTGTCTATACTGTTTATTTTAGTACTAGCTATAGGTTTTTTGTTATAAGAATGATTGAATGAATTTTTATTATTTTTATTAGTTGTAGAATATCCATGTAGTGAATAATTTATTTTATCAATAAAAGGTGAATATACTTGTGATGGCTGTGATAATGTATATATATTTGTGGTATTATTATAAAAATAACATATAGGGTATTTAAAATCATTTAAATGACTATAATTATAAGAATTACTATAATTTAAACTGTAATTATTTATGAATGATTCTAGTGATTCATCACTTTCTGTATCAATTGGTGGTAATAAATATTCTGCATTACTTTTTGATGTTGGATTTTGGTATTGTTGATGTATTGTATGAGTTTTATCTAAATAATCTTGAGATATAGTTTGAACACTTCCAGATCCAGTTGGATGTAAACTTCCAGATTCAGTTGGATGTAAACTTCCAGATTCAGTTGGATGTAAACTTCCAGATTCAGTTGGATGTAAACTTCCAGATCCAGTTGATATTGGTGTAAAATCGTTATTATAACTATTATTTGAATCTATATCTTCATTTAAATAATTTTCAATCAAACCTTCTGTAAAATTAAATGATATTTTGTTGTTATTTAATGTTTTTGAGGGGAATTTCTCAAAAAAATAATCAATTGTTTTTTCAAGTGAATTATTTAATAAGATAAGATCATTTAATGTTTCTTCTTGTTTATTAAGATATTCAGTAAATTCATTATTAATTTCAGTTATTTTAAATTTATATATAGGTGTTATGATTGTATTTGATGAATTATAAATCCATCCTTCACGTATTACAGTATCTTCTTTATTAATTGTGAAAATATTATCGTTTTGTTGATATGTTAATTTTGTATTATTATTATTGATATTAGATGATAAATATTGTTTATTGATAAAATTAAAAAGTTGAATGCAATAATTTTTAAAATCATCTGTATTATGTATAATTTTATTAACTATAGAATTTTGATTTTTTAAAATGTCATAATAAATGATTAATGATGGCATTGATTTAGTATAGTAACTGGTATACTTAATATATATTAATAATATTTTATTTTAAAATAAAAAATTGAAACAAGCTTTACTGATTAATTTAATATAAATTAGTACTCAATCAAAAAATGCAATATTCTGACTGTGATTTTAAAGATTTTTTAAATACATTTACAAAAAATGTGGACAGTTATCAAACACATTTATCATTAAAAGGTGGAAAATATAATGTTCCAGATAATAAATACGATGAATTTTATAGCAGATATTTTGATGAAATTAAGAAAATGGAAATGAATACAAATATTGGTTTAAAGTTATATTTAATTGAAAAGGTGAAAGATAGTAAATTTGCAATGTTTTTTGATTTTGATGCAAATAGTAAGATAAGTGAATTAGATGTTTCAGATATGAAAAAAATAATAAAAGTAATTTTGGGTGTATTTGAAAAAATAAATATTGATAAAAAAAATATGGGATATATGGTTTCAAGAAGAGAATATAAATATCATATTAATTTTTATGATGTTATTGTTGATTCTAATATTGCAAGTAATATATTAAAGTTGATTGAAAAAGAATTTGAAAATAATGAGGAATATATTAATTATATTGGTATTATTGATAAATCAGTCTATAAAACTGGTTTAAGATTATTAGGATCATATAAAAAAACAGAAGATGTATGTTATAAATTATTTGATTTAGATACTGAAAAGTATATACAATTAACAAAAGATAATTTTTATAAATGTATTATTCGAAGAAAATTGGATGTAAAATTAACAAATATGAATACTATTACAAATGAAAATTCAAATATTGAAAAAAGTAAATGTAAATTTGAAAATGTAAAAAATAAAGTGTTAGAAAATGATATTTGCAGATTGATAAAATCATTAAACAATGTAAAAATAAATGGTGAATTATTATTAAAGGATTATAATTTTGACATTTTAAGAATTTGTAGTTTAAATACGACAGGTGTATTTTGTTATTATTTGAATATAGCTAATAAATACTGTCCTTTTAAATGTAGGGAACATAAAAGACCTACTTCGCCTATTTACATTGAATTAAGTATGAAAGGTATTTTTATTAAATGTTATGATATTGATTGTCTAAAAAGAAGATTTCCTGAAGAAGGAATTAAATTACCTGAAAATATGGAAAGTGAATATAACGAATTATATAATAGTATGACAATTAAATATTGGAATGTGGATTTAAATATAACTCCTGAAATCAGAAGTAGTTTAGAAGAAAGTTTATCTGGAACACATTATAAAATAGCAAAAGCCATGTTTAATATTTATAAAGATAAATTTCGTGTAGATGAAATAAAGAATCCTGAATGGTATTTATTTAATGATACACGATGGGAAAAAACATTGATGTTAAATATCTTAATTAGTGAAGGATTACCTAGATATTATAAAGGTATGAAGATAATGAATACACCAAAAAATGATAACATGTCCGATTTAAAAGAGTATTTAATTAATGAAGATGAATTAGATAATAATGTTCGTAATCAACAAATTGATGCTTTAATCAATAAACTTGAAAATGTAAATTTTAAAGATAATATAATGAATCAATTAATATTTTTATTTAAAAATCATGATGTTGATTTTAGTAATAAACTTGATGCAACGCCTTATTTATTAGGATTTAATAATGGTGTTTATGATTTTAAAAAATGTGAATTTAAAAAAGGTGAATTATCAGATTATATTACATTTTCAACAGGATATGATTATATAGATTATAATCCTAATGATATACATGTTAAAGAAATTTATGCATTTTTATCAAAAATAATTACAAATAAAACTGTAAGAGAATATCTTTTAAAAGTTCTTGGAAAAAGTTTAATGGGAATTCCTGACGAAAAATTTTATATTTTTACAGGATTATCTGGTGCAAATGGTAAATCAACATTAATTAATTTCTTGGAACTTGCATTAGGGAATTATATGGTCTCAGCAGATACAAGTTTATTAACGAATAAACGAGGAAACGCAAGTAGTGTGTCTCCTGATGTGATTCGATTAAAAGGTAGACGCATTATTGCGTTTCAAGAACCGGAACATAATGATAAATTGCGTACGGGTATATTAAAGCAGTTTAGTGGAAATGACTCGATTATTGCACGTGATTTATATAAAAGTCCTATTAGTTTTAAAATTCAAGGTACGATGATAATGTGTTGCAACGATTTGCCAGCAATTACATCGATGGATGGTGGCAGTTGGAGAAGAATTCGTGTTGTCGATTTTAATAGTCGTTTTTGTGATAATCCAAATCCAAAAAAAAGTAATGAATTTGCTATTGATTCTACAATAAAGGAAAAAATAAATATTTGGAAACCTTATTTTATGAGTATATTGATACATTATTATAAATTATATAAAAAGGAAGGAATTGTTGAGCCAATAGAAGTATTAAATGCAACAGACAAATATAAGACAGATAATAATAAATTCAATGAATTTTTCGACAATTGTCTTATTGAAAATGATAAAAATGTCGAAACATTCAGAGATATTTATGCACTTTTATCATGTTGGTGGAGTGAAAATTATAGTAATGTTAAAATTCCAGATACACGTGAATTAAAACGTGCATTAAAAACAAAGTTTGGTATGGAAAAAGAAAAAATAATTGATGGTATGAGATGTTATGGTTTTAATGTTGAATTTAATAAAAAAATGAATATAGGTTTAAGTAATTCTGATTTTATTGAAAGTGATTATTAAGTAATAGTAAGATTAAATACAGTGTCATTTATTTAAATTTAATTAAATATAATTACATTTAATTAAATTATGTTACAATAATAGGCAATGCCTTATAAAAGTCCAATTATATTAAATAAATCAGATTTGATTTATATAGATCAAGAATTAATTATTTCAGGAAAAAACAAAGGTTCCGTATTTGATAAGAAACAAAAAAATTTTAATGTTCAAGATAATATTTTTTTATACAAAAATCATCAAAAATATAAACTAATACAATATCATTTTCATATTCCTAGTGAACATAAATTAAAAGATGAAAAGTATCCTGCTGAAATACATTATGTATTTATCCAATTAAATGAAGGATATCACGAAGAAGAAAATCAAGAAGGAAATCACGAACACGAAGAAGAAAATCAAGAAGGAAATTATGAAGAAAATTATCAAGAAGGAAATCACGAACACGAACAAGAAAATCAAGAAGGAAATTATGAAGAAAATTATAAAGAAGGAAATCATGATCACGAAGAAGAAAATCAAGAAGGAAATTATGAAGAAGAAAATCATGAAGGGAATAATGAAGAAGAAAATCACGAAGAAGAAATTCATGAAGAAGGAATTTATGAAGAAGAAAGTCATGAAAAATGTGTTAAATATGGAAGAAGATATAGAAGACATAGTTGTGAAAGTAGACATAGTAGTTGTAGTGAAAGTGATAGTGATTATAGTAGTGGCTGTAGTAGTGATAGTATAATTGGATGTAATTTAGATGTATGTTGTGGTTCAATTTATGATATGTATAGGGGTTTTTCAAATATTTTAGTGATTGGTAAATTGATTGAAAATTATGAATATTATATAAATGCTTTAGATTTAATACATAATTCTTTTATTGATTTAACAAAAATTCAATGTACAGCGCCTAATAAATATTTTGAATATGATGGAACATTAACAACTGGCACATTTGATCCTGTTAGATGGATTATAGATGATGATGTTTTAAAATTGGATGTAAAGAAACTTAGGCGTTTTGCAAAAACAGCTAGAGAAGTTCAATTATTGGATGGAAGAATTATATTATTTAAAAATTAAATAAATTTAATTATGGATATAATGAGTGATTAAAAATTATTTTATTATGTAATAGTATAATATATAATATGAATAATTTGTTATTTTATACATTGATTGGATTTTTGATATATTTGTTTTTTTTTAATCAAGTTATGATTGATAAATTTACAAATATAAAATTTATAAAATCAAAAAAAGAATGTTCGGAAAAATCTATTAATGATGCTATTTATAATTATAATATATCTGGAAAATATGTTAGGTAATCATGTACTTTGAGAATATTATTATTGTTTTCGTTTTAATTTAAATATAATTATATTAATTAAATTAAAGTGTAACTGATATGAGTGATTACAATATCAATATTATTGGGTATGGTTATGTTGGTGGCGCAATGGGACATTTATGTAAATTAAATAATATAAGAGTTAATGTACATGATACTTTTTACAAGGATGTGGCTCATTATTTTTACAATTTAAATGAATTGGTTATAAATTCAGAAGCATGTGAACAGGATAAATTAAACGTTTATTTCATTTGTGTTCCAACACCAAGTAAAGATAATGGTAATGACGATGATAATCATGGAGATTGTGATACTTCTATTGTCATGTCTGTTATAAGTCAATTAAATTCAATGGTAACAAAAAACAGTATTATTATTTTAAAATCGACTGTAACACCAGGGACATCTATTGATATTAATAAGACGATTACGAATGAAAAAATTAAATTTGTATTTTGTCCTGAATTTTTAAGAGAAAGTAGTTATTTGGATGATATTGCGAATGCTGATTTTGTATTATTAGGAATAAATGATAGCGTGAATGAGGATACAAAAAAGTGTTTAACAAGAGTTTTTAAAAATTTATATGGGCATAAAATGGAGGAAATCGATGTTATTTTTGAGGATTATACTATTTGTGAAATGTTTAAATATACGGTCAATGTTTTTTTGGCTACTAAGGTGTGGTATTTTAATGAGATATATCAAATCTGTAATAAATTTGATATACAATATAATAAATTAAGAAACTTATTTAGATTAGAGGAAAGGATAGGTGAATCACATACACAAGTTCCAGGACCAGATGGATTAATGGGTTTTGGTGGTAAATGTTTAGTGAAAGAATCAAAAGGTATGGCTAGATTACAAGAAAGATTAGGACTTCCAAATGAAATTATGACTAAAATATTATTAAGAAATAAAACCTTAAGAAATAATACTATTTAATGATGAAAGATGGACGTTAAACTTTTTGAAATTGCGTCACTAATATGATTTGCAATTTCTTTTACATGTTCTTTTTTTAATCCTGTTTGTTGAGCAATCTTTCCATGAAGATCATCATGTTGTGCTACATTTTCTATAACGGATTGAACTGGTTTTAAAACAACATGAGTGTCAGTTCCCCCTTTTTGATTTAATTTATTTATATGTTGTAATAATAAATCATATACAATTTTAAATGCTTTTTGCTGATTAAGGAATCTTAATTTTTGTTTACCACTTATATTATTAATTACAATTTTATCTAATAAATATTTTTTTTTAGAAAATGTTAATAAAGAATTTGATAAACATGTGTATTTGTGGTTTTCATTTTTTAAACATTTTGTAATATATTTATCACTCCATTTATTAACATAATGATTTACAGAAATTGACATTTTAGATGTGATTTTATTTATCTTATTAATTACAATTAATTAAAATTAATTGAAATTAAATTACTAACAATAATGATGTGTAAAGATAATAATGACATCTAAATCAAATTTAAAAACAAACTTGATAAAAGTTGAAAAAGGATATATATCTGATTTAGAAAATATTTTACAAGATATTTTATTACATTTTACTATAACAAGAAATGATAACAATCAGGAAAAAATAACAAAAGATGATTTAATGGAATTATATATTACACCTTTATTACAAAAGGAAAAACAATATCAATGTTCAGCTATTTTAGTCAATGGTAATAGATGTTCTCATAAAAGTTTAAAAGATACGAAATACAAATATTGTAAAAAACATTTTTTTAAAGATAAACAAACATATAATAGTTTGGGAAATATAACAGAAGAATTAGAAAGTGGATTAAAATTACAAGATGACAGTAAGCTTTTTGTTATAAATAATCAAATAAAAGATGATATACAACTAAAGAAAGATACATTAGAAAAACATTTTATAGACAATATATTATATTATGTTGATGAAAAATATATATATGATGAAAATTATTGTAAAACAGGGTATATTGAAAATGATAATGATAATATAAAAAATTATATTTTAATAACAGATCCTTTTATTTTACAAAATATTTAAAACAATAAATAATAAATAAAATTTAAATTAATTTATATTTATTTATTAATTGATAAATGTCATACGTGTGTCATTGTAATTTAATAAATCCTAAATATATATCTTGTTTCTATAAACATCCGAATGAATTAGTACCGACACCTTCATATATTAAAAAATTAAATAAAAAAGAATGTAATACTGTATCTGTATCATGTTCTTTACATAGAAATTATTTTTATAATTATCATGATCGGTACAATTATAACAGATTATGTTATTATTTTAGAAATACATTTTTAATATGTCATAAACAAAAAATGCAAGAAACATTTCATATAATAAAAATGTTGAATCAACATATAAAAGATAAACAACAAGAAAATGATGATCATATTAAAGAATGTAATAATTTAATATACAAAGTACAATTTGATATTAATGGTGATATAGGAATTAGTATTATTTTTTCACCTAATGATTTTAAAAAAAATAATGAATACAATAGTGATGATGAATACAATAGTGATGATGAATACAATAGTGATGATGAATATAATAGTGATGAATATGATAGTGATGATGAATATGATAGTAGTGATGAATAATGGAAACTATAATTTAATCAGTATTTAGATTATTCATAAAAGTGTGTTTCTTGTAAATTTAAAAGTAATTTTTGCATGTTATCAATATATACAGTTTGATTACATATAGTACCAGTTAAAAATGAATTTCTAACATATTCTTTTAATGTTGTCCAGAAGTGTTTTGGTTTAAGATGTAAATCATTTATTTTTGATATGAGATCAGAAGTGTCTTTAAATACGTATTCTTTTAAGTTAGAATTTGTAAGAATACTTGTTGTAACATTTTGTGGATGATAATAATTTACATCATCATACATTGTAAATACAGGAACGCCCATATATAAAGATTCGCAACTTGTAGTGGTTCCTGAATAAGGAAATGTATCTATTGCAATATCGATATTATTATATTCTAATAAATGTTGATCATGTAATATTGTACAATCCATTAATATAATTCTGGATTGAACAGATATATCAAATTGATTTAAAAAGTGTGTTCCTATATTTTGATTAATAATAGCTTTTGTTTTAAAAATAAATTTTGCATTTTTAAATTCTATTAAAATACGATTAAACAATTTAATAACAGATGAATTAATTTTATTTAAACGATTAAAACATCCAAAAGTAATATATCCATTTTTAAGAAAAGGTTGTAAAGGATTTAAATAATGTAATGTATTTTCTTTTTTTCCTTTTTTATTAACATGAGGATTATAACATAAAAATGTATTTGGGAAATACAATAATTTTTCAGTATAATATTGCTGAGAAATTTCAGGTTTATCACATATAGCATCTGTAATTCTATAATCCATATTGTAAATACCAGTTGTGTAAGGATATCCTATATAACTAATTTGAATAGGTGCTGGTTTATTTACAAATACATCTAAACGATTAAACGCTGTATGACCAGCTAAATCAAATAAAATATGAATATTGTCAATATAAATTAATTCGGATACTTCATTTGTTGTTTTATGTTTAATAAATTTAAATTGTAAATTTGGATTTAATAAACTAGTATCAATAATACATTCTGAATAGCAATAAATTACAAATAAGTCAGGATTATATTTTGTCAATAAGGTATTAATAAAAAAACTAACAGGATGATCTATAAAGTCACCAGAGATAATACCAATATGAATTTTCCCATTTATTTTAGATTTTAAATGAGAAAAGTTGTAATTTTTTATTTTTTTAAATAAAGAATTTACTTTTTTATGTTGTTTAGAAATATAACTTTTATCTTCTAATTGGTGGTAAAGATAACATAAATTAAATATTTTATTTTGGAATGGTAATATAAATTTTGGTGAAATTTGTAAAGATTTATTATAACAACCAATAGCTTCTTCATTATCACCATTATAGGAAAACATATGTCCCATATTAAGATACATTTCAGATAATAAAAATGTTGTATCTGGATTAATAATACTATCTTTTACGTTATCGATTGCTTTTTGATAATGTACATGCGCTAAATCTGTTCTTCGCATTTCAGTATAAACAACACCTAATTGATTATTTATATTAGGTTCAGTGGGATAAACTTCATGAGCTTTTAATAAATAATGAAGACTTTCAGGCCATTGTTTAATACTTCTATAAATGCTAGCAATTCCATTATAACAATTGATATAATTTGCAATTTTTTCTTTTTCATCTGTTGTAAATTGATTAGTAAAAATAGATAATTTATAATGTGTTAAACTAAGTTCAAGACGATTCATTTTTTGATAAATAAATCCTAAATTATAGTTTATATTTGTATTTTCAGGTGAAAAAACCATAGCTTCATTTAAATAACTAAGTGCTTTTACTAAATCATGTTGAACATGAAAACAAAGTTGACTATAAACACTAACTAATTGTATAATAGATTCGGGATGTTCAAAATAAATTCGGCGTATGGTTATAAAACAAAAAATGGCTCGTTTAAATACTTCTTCATGATTTTGTTCTAATTTATATTCTTTTATAATTTGTTTTTTATCAAGAATAAGTTTTTCGGCTAACGTTTTATAAAAGGTACCTAATTTATAATAAGATTCAACATAGGCTGATTTTGGAATATATTTATTATCTCCATCTATTAATAAATAATCTGTCATTTCTACACAGTTTAAAACAGATTCATATTCTTTAATTGTATATATTAAATAAATGGGATTTTGTGTATTTAAAAATTGAACAACATGATTATCTGCTTTTAATAATAAACCTTTATAATTGATTAAATTATTTGTTTTTTCTGTATTAGTAAGATCTGATTTATATGTTAATAATTGATTTAATTGTACATCAATATTATGATTACTATTCATATTTTTATTTATTTTAAAATGATAAATAAATTAATAAATGTAAACGACAAACTAAATAGACATGTTGATAAAATAAATTATAAAATTAATTTTATTATTAGTAAATAATACAGTACAATAATGTCATTTACTTTTTTATATAATATAGTCATTATAATATGTATTGTATTAGTCTTTTTTATAGGAATTGAATTATTAAAAGCAAGAAATCCAAATTCTGAAGGGCCCCGACTTAGTTCGGACCTGTCCCGACCTCTGTTCGGGTCTATACAAGACAG